GCTTGCAATGGATGGAGGACAATGGTCACCCTAAACCACCGCGAAGCGCCTGTTGGTTTTGCCCCTATCATAGTGACCGCGAGTGGCGGCGGTTGCGGGACGAGGAGCCGGAGGAGTTTACCCGAGCGGTGGACTTGGATCGGCGCATTAGGAACGGCGTGTACAACGTGGAAAGCAAGCTTTACCTGCACAAGAGTCGCACGCCGTTGTCCGAGGTGGACTTGTCTACGGACGTGGAGCGAGGGCAAACCACCTTATGGAACGAGCAGGACGACATGTGCGATGGCGGCGTATGCATGTTGTAAGATGGCGCGGCAACTGGCAATTGAACCTGCGCCTATGGAAGCTACGCGCGCGCGTCTGGTATATATACGGCGCCCACAACCCGAACCGTCACCGCCTTGGGGCGAGCTTCGATTGGAGGTAGGGCGTGGCTAGGGTTCGCATTACTCAACTGGATGGCGCCTTACCCAACGTCGCCTTAATGAAACTAAGCCATTGGCATAAGTCTCGTGGCGACGAGGTCTGGTTTAGTAAGTCGTGGGAGCGTGACCTTTTGGAGCCGGAGTTTGACGTCGTGTACGGGTCTGCGATTTTTCAATGGACCAAACCGAAGCTTGCTCGATTCATGAAGGAGTTTCCGGATGCCATTGTGGGAGGTACCGGCACAAGTTCAACTATGACGGTGGAGGACGTAACCGGCGGCGAATACGAATATTTTGACTACGACATCTACCCGAATTTTCGCCAATCCATAGGCTTTAGTCAACGGGGGTGCCGATTAAAGTGCTCTTTTTGCGTTGTACCCGGAAAGGAAGGCAAGAATAAGGACAATGGATCGATTGCTCGTATCTGGCGCGGCGAGCCACACCCCAAGGAAATCATTTTACTGGACAATGATTTTTTTGGGGCGCCCGGATGGGTGGGGAAAGCGGAGGAGATATTGGAGGGCGACTACAAGGTAAACTTTAATCAAGGAATAAACATACGTCTGATTCATAAGCAAGGAGCCGAATACCTTTCGCGAATGAAGTTCTTTGAGTCTAAATTTAAGTACAAAAGGCTGCACACGGCATGGGATAATCCAAAAGACGAGAAGAGGTTCTTCAAAGGTCTGGACATACTGCTGGATGCGGGAATTAAGCCCCGCGACATCATGGTCTACATGCTGGTTGGATACTGGCCCGGAGAGACGATGGACGACATTTTGGACCGCTTTAATAAAATCAAGCAATCGGGGTGCTTGCCATATCCTATGGTTTTTGATCGCGAAAACAAGGAGCACAAAAAGTTTCAACGGTGGGTCAATCGTCGTTATTACCAAATTGTGGATTGGAAGGATTATGATTCGTCTGTGCGAGGCAGGGCAAACCCCAATCAACTGGCGCTGGATTATGGCTAGGATCACCTATGCGGACGAGGTTGACCCCTACTTCGGCGTGCCGTGGCCGAAGGGAATGCTGAAGTACGCGAGGGGCGACTTGGCTTGCGCCCTGACCCCGGACGAGGTGGACGCCCTGTCGGACGAGGAGGTGGTCACGATGAACAACCTCTTAAACAACCAACCGACCTCCGAGAAGGAAGACCCGATTGCATGGGGCTGGACGCTGCCCTCCTGGCGCCGGGTAATGGACAACTGGAAGGACGTAAAGATTCACGTCGTTTTAGGTGGAAATCGTAGCAGCAAGTCCGTTTTCGCATCCCGTATGCTGATGCACTTGGCCATGCAGATTCCTGAAGCGGAGTTGCGCAGTATGCACGTATCGGAGGAGCGCAGCATATCGGACTCTCAAAAGCTGATCTACCAGAACATTCCAATGCGGTACAAGCGCGGGCAGAAGAAGAGCGAGAGCCATAGCCTGCTGTACTCGCAGAAGAACGGCTTCTCCGACAATAAGTGCATCATGCCCGTAATCGACGAAGGCGCCGACCGCGGCAGCTCGATTTATTTTAATAATTATCGGCAGTATCAAGCGGACAGCCAAATCTTCGAGGGCTGGAACGCCCACTGCATCCACCTTGACGAGGAAGCAAGTATAGACGTGTTCACCACCCTGCTCGCCCGCCTGACCGACTTCCGAGGTCGCTTGATCCTGACCTTTACGACCTTGCAGGGCTGGACGCCGCTTATCGACAGCCTATTGAAGGGCGCGGAAACCATCGAGAGTCGCTACTCCGACTTGGTGGGCAAGGAATTGCCCGTGGAACAGGTGAGCAAGAATTGGCCCGACTGCCGGATATACAACTGGTGGACGGAGTCGACGCCGTTCATCGACTCGGACGAGCTTGTGAAGACCTATGCCAAGCAACCGCTTGAGATCAAGCTTGCCCGCCTGTACGGCATACCCAGCAAGAGCTTCCACGGACGCTTCCCGAAGTTCAACCGCAGCACGAACGTCGTACCGCACGACGAAATTCCCTTCATTGCCGAGAGCGGAACCAAGGTCACCCGCTACATGATAGCCGACCCCGGTGGCAGTAAGCCGTGGGTTGTGATCTGGGCGGGAGTCATGCCCGATGGCCGGGTATACGTCTACCGCGAATTCCCCGACATTAGTATGGGCGAGTGGGCTCTTCCCCACGTGAACAATGCGGGAAGAAGTACGGGAAAGCCCGGACCCGCCCAACGCCCGCTGGGCTGGGGCTACCAGGACTACGCCGACTTATTCAAGGACTTGGAGGGAGACGAGGAAATCTTCGAGCGCATCGTTGACCCGAGGATGGGGGCGGCGACCGTGCGCACGAAGGAGGGCACGAGCAATATCATTAACAGCATGGGCGAACTCGACTACTACTTCCGCCCTGCGCCGGGAAGCGACATCGAGGCGGGCATCGCCCGCATAAACGACTTGTTGGCATGGGACGACTCGGAACCCATGACCGAGACCAACCGCCCCAGGCTGTACGTCTCCGACCGCTGCGAGAACATGATTACTTGCCTTATGGAATACAGTGGTTCCGGAAATACTGAGTTTTTCAAAGATTTTGTCGATACCTTGCGGTACCTCTGCGTCTCCGACCCCGACTACGTCACGGACGCCATGTTGGCGACCACGGGTGGCGGCGGTTACTAATTGACCCTAATCGTAGTTGATTGTATCATCTGCAACATGGTGGACATAAGTGATCCGGAGATGCTTGAAGCTACGTCGACGCCAGACGTCGATTATTTGCAACAGGCTTTTAATGACACCCAGAACGACTTGAGCGAGTGGCTTGACCGCCGTCAACGCGATTGGAACGTGCGCAATTGCCACTGGTCGAACAAGAGCAGCGACTTCCGGAAGCACGTCCCAAACGGCACTACGGGACAGGTATTCCCGTGGGACGGTAGCTCAGATCAAGAAGTCCGCCTTGCGGATGAGTTGATTGGTTGTCGGGTGGCTACCTGCATGAACGCCGTCCGCCGTGCCCACATCGTGGCGACCCCGGTGGAGAGCGACGACGTCGACCGAGCATCCGCTACGTCGGCCTTCTTACGTTGGTTGATTAACACGAGAATTGATGATTTTTACGACCAGGTCGAGTTATCCCTGAACCACCTCTTCGAGAAGGGCATGTGCGTGACTTACGTCTACTGGGACTCGCGCGACCAGAAGCAGCAGCAGTCGATCAAGCTTGAGGAAATCGCCCAAGCAATCCCGCAGATAGCCGAGGCCATCATGGACGGGAGCATGGACGAGGAATTGGTAGCGCTGCTCAATGACCAATTCAAGGTATCGAAAAAGAAGGCGAAGGGAATGCTGCGCGAGTTGCGCGAAGCCGGGGAGACCACGGTGCCCATCGTTCGCCAAACGATCAACCAACCGCGCATCAAGGCTCTCGCCCCCGACGAAGACGTATTTTTTCCCGCTTATACCATCGACCCGCAGGAAGCGCCCTACTGCTTCCACGTCGTCCACATGACTCCCCAGCAACTTCACTCGAAGGTCGCCTCGGAAGATTGGGATGAGGAATGGGTGGAAGCGGCCATCGCGAGCAATGCTCGCGGCAAGGACGAGTCCGGCAACTCCTGGCGCCTGCGAGACGGGATGGAATTCACGAAGGACGAAGACCAGACCATCTCGGTAATTTATTGCTACCAGAAGCTCTTGGACGAAGACCACGTCGAGGGCGTGTATTGTACCGTTTTCGCAGACGGCGTAGGAGGTGGTCTATACGCCAAGCACAGTCTCCTAGACTATGGTTCAGGAGGCTATCCATATGTCATTACGACCCTAGAGCGATGCTCAAAGCGAATGTATTCGAGCCGCTCATACCCCGAACTCGTGGAGAGTCTTCAGCAGGTACTGAAGGTCGAGACCGATGCGGCGATAGACC